GTGACAAATACAGTTGTTGTGGGAACCCAGTGGGGTGATGAAGGAAAAGGAAAAATTGTTGATCTGCTCAGCGAACACGCTGATTATGTGGTCAGGTTCCAGGGTGGAAACAACGCAGGGCACACCATGGTGGTCGATGGAAAAGAAATTATCAGCCATCTGATCCCTTCCGGGATAATTCAGCAAAAAAAATGCTTTATCGGCAACGGCGTGGTGGTTGACCCCTTTGTCCTGCTTGATGAAATTGATTACCTGGCGGGCAATAACATTGATGTATCCCCCAACATGCTGGAAATCAGTAATCGTGCCCATCTTATCATGCCCTATCACCAGGAGATCGACAAAGCCAGGGAAATAAAAAAAGGCAAAGATAAAATCGGCACCACCGGCCGCGGCATCGGCCCTTGCTATGAAGATAAGGCAACCCGTGTGGGTATCCGGTTCTGTGACCTTCTTGACTTTGATCTATTTAAAGAAAAAGTTCAGACTGTCATGGCGGAAAAAAACTTTTACCTGAAACACTATTTCAAAACCGACCCCTTGGATCCGGCACTTGTTATTGATCAGTTTAAAACAATCCGAGACAGGCTTCTTCCCTATATTTGTGATGTCTCCGTATCCCTTGACCAGGGTCTGAGGCAGGGGGTGCAGATTTTATTTGAAGGTGCCCAGGGCACCCATCTTGACATTGAACACGGAACCTACCCCTTTGTCACCTCTTCCACAACGGTTTCAGCCAACGCGGCAAGCGGCAGTGGTGTGGGACCGGGACAGCTCAATGAAATCATCGGCATCGTCAAGGCATATACCACCCGGGTGGGCGCTGGCCCCTTCCCAACGGAACTGTTTGATGAAACAGGTGATAAAATCCAGAAAACCGGGGCTGAATTCGGTGCCACCACCGGACGCAAGCGGCGTTGCGGATGGCTGGACATGGTGGTATTAAAAAATGCCGCCCGCTTGAACAGCCTGACCGGACTTGCCATTACCAAACTTGATGTCCTCGACGATTTAGATGAAATTAAAATCTGCACAGGATACGAATATGCAGGCAATACCATGGCCGATTTCCCAGCTCAGATTGATGTTCTGGAAAAATGCACGCCGGTTTATGAGACTCATCCCGGCTGGAAAGTACCGACATCCAAGATAAGCAATTTCGATGATCTGCCTGAAAAAGCAAAAGCTTACCTTGCACGGATAGAAGAATTGTCAGAAGTTAAAATTAAAATTGTGTCAGTGGGACCGGGGCGTGAGGCCACAATTATCAAAGAAAATATTTTCTAAATTGACATTTTCTTAATTCTGGTATATTAAGTAGCGGTTTATGCGTCGGGATGTGGCTCAGCCTGGTAGAGCACCTCGTTCGGGACGAGGGGGTCGGAGGTTCAAATCCTCTCATCCCGACCACCAAACAACAAGGGTTTCGGAGTTTTCCGAGACCTTTTTTATTTTGTGATTTTGGTCATATTTATGACCAGAGCCCCCCTGCAAAAAGCAGGATAAACATGGGTGTGTTTATTTTTTCAGAGATTTTTTATCAATAAGACTCCGTGCCCCGGTGTAACCCAGATATCCAACCCCAAATACGGTCCATAATGGATCAGGGATCGCAGCAAGCCAAGCTTGCATCCCCGCCGCAATCTGCACAGACATGTCCGGCTTAAACACAGACAGAATACCCATGGGTATACCTGCCAAGATCATTATATAAATGACATATAAAAAAGATGGACGAGCCCGGCTCGTCCACGGATCTTTGCTTTTTGCCTCGGCAAGTATTGCAGAAAGTTGAATCTCCTGGGCTTTGAACTCTCCATGCTGCTGCAGTTCAATCGCCTTGAGTTTGAAGGCCTCTTTATCTTTTGCATCGACAAAAAATTTATCAGCCACGGTGTCGATAGCCCCTGACAATGCCGTACCTATTCCGCTGATATCCATCAGGCTGATCCTTTTAGATCCATATCAGCATCAATAAAACTGATGTCTAAATTGCCTGACATGGCCGCAAAGATTACATCGGAATAGAGTCGTTTGTATGCCGCCACGCTCTGCGTGATCATCATGTTTCCGTAAGTCGTGATGGCTCCTTCTCCGACAAGCAGGCAACCTGCTGTGTCTTTGTCCGTGTTACCACAATGAATGAGTATATATTCAAATCCAGGGACATCTAAAATTTGAAGCATCCCTTGATGTAAATGTCCGAACCGTTTTGAGTATCTACCATGGAACCCACCAGTATCACGGATGCCAATATTATATACTCCTTCATGTATCCGAGTTTCGCCTCTAATTTTTTCTGCCCGGTATTCGTCCTCAAGGCCGAAGCAAACAAACCGGCCATCTACAAAAACCTGGCTTATCGTAGTGTTATCATCTGATATAAATCTGTTTACGGTTATTCTCATATTACGCTCCAAAAAAAGACTGCCATATTGTTTTTTCCGGAATATCCTCCGGGTTGCGCTCTGCCCTGGCGATGGCCACATCGAGTTGTTCCTTTGTAAACAAGGCGTTTGATTCTGTGCCGTCTTCATCAATGATTAACGCAGGGCAATACCCCAACGCCGACCCGAACTTTCTCTCTTTGTTGTCTACCTTCTCGCCTAAATAAATTTTGCTTTTCATTTTACTGCCTTCACCTTTTTTTTCTTAAACCAATCCCATAGCCTGGCCCCGACCCAGACAATATTCATAACCGTTAAAATTGCGGCCAAAACTGCGTTTAAATTGTGACAAAACCACAGAGCAGCTATGCTCGCCCATTGCCAAAGGTCGTGTCTTTCCAATATCAATCCCCTTTCTTAACCCGCCCCCGGAAAAGCGGCTGAGGCAATGGGCCCAAGTCTCCTTTTTCAGGCACAAAACTTTCGGCGTGTTGCTCTACAATTTCAGGCGGAATCGTTAAAACGTGATAATTGAAACAAAACCAATTGTGCTTGTGCCTGGTTTTTCTGAAAACTATGTATTTGCCTTTTTTTATAGCCTCTAAAACTGCGAATATTAGGCAGTTTGAAACGTATGATTTTTTAATTTTCATAATCAATTTTATACAATATTAAATGTAGGCCGCGCCTGCCAGGACGCCACCGCCGATTAGGAGTTGTGGGGTTGACCCACCATCTGAGGCTCCCGCTTTCTGATCCCTGCCTATATTGTTTTTATCATAAACACCGGCTCCCCAAGGGTCTGTTTGCCCATAGAGAGCAGGCACATGTATGCCTGCACTAACAGCAACGGAGTCTTGCCTTATCTTGTCATCCCATTTGTCATCGAAGCTCCTGATATATGTCGTTCCTTCTGAATTAACCCATGCCCCGGAAAGCGCTATTAGTTTGTAAGCTTCTTTCATGGTTAATATACGCATGCCTGATATCTTTTTAGTGTACTTAATATAGGCTTCCCATTCTTCGACTGAAAAGGCATTAGCAGAGTGGTCATAGGGCATTATGCACAAACCTTGATGGGCCTGGAAAACTCCAGCCGAGTTTGATTTCTGCTTTATAACGTCTTCCGATTCTCCTGGCCCGATAAGGGTTTGCATACTGATAGCAGGCAGATTCGACATATCGATCTCACTTAAATACGGTTGCCCGTTCATCCGACAAATCTTAAACGGAGTCGTTCCGGCATCAGCAAAATGCCCGGAGTATATTTCAGTATTTAACTTTATTATTTAACCAACAATCACACAAAGCGTGTCAGAAACCAATTTGGGTTTAGCAGTCGGATGAACCACAAAGGCCGTGTGTGCCGGCCAGTTATATGTAGATGATGCATCATCCCCCCAATAGACTGTAAATCCAGTTTCACTGGCAATTGCTGGGTAACCCAGGGTTGATAGATCTGTATTTGCCGGAATAGTTACCATTGGTCCCCAGGGGACCCCAATCGGAATATTAAATTTTGCAAAAACAGGAGATGGTGTTTTCATTTCGTTAAATCCTTAAGCTGTTCTGTTTGTTGTTACAGCCGCAGTGGCGGCGTTGATAAGTGTATCCATCCTTTTATTTCCTTATTCCTTCGGAAACCGCTCTTTCACGGCCCAATCGTGATCATCCAGGGCATCCAATTGTGCCTCACCCTCGGCGACCAGGTCCGCGTTTCCGGTTTTTGTACCTCTTTTGATTTTTACTGCTGCGTCTGCACGATCTGAAATATTTGAGTATGCGGCCTTTCGAAGGGCCTTATAATTCTCAGTGCGCCATGTTGTGGCTGTGACTTGCCCAAAATAAAAAACCTCTATCCGTTCATTTAGGGCTGCATCGTCGATATCATTGATGTCATAAAGATCCGGCGTTTGAAACCGTACCTGTCGATACCGGTAATCAATAACCTCGTCGTCCGTTTTGTCAGTAGGCTCTTGAGTGGTTAAATCTATCTTTTGATCTGCTTGGCTAACCGCACCGATATAAACAGCCGTATGCTCTTGGGTAGCTTGTAATTTGACAAGATCCTCAGGACATATGCCTGTGGATAAAATTTCACCTGTGGACTTGTCATATATAGCGTAATTAACAATCATTTTTTTGTCTCCAACAGCCCTATGTACCTATTAGTAATTATAATATTCCCGAACGATGGAATCACATTATACCCATAAATATAATATGTATGATTTCCGGCCCCTGGTGTATCTGACAGTATAAAGTTTGTTGGTTGAGCACGGTCTCCAAAAATAAATGGTTGGGCCGTCCTTAACGTCGTGGACCCTCTTTTAATAATTACACCTAAAGCATTGGCGTAATCACCGTTAGTATTGTAACCATAGCAACTAATCATTACGGTTATGGGAGAACCAGTCGATGCTATTGTCAATGACAATAGCAAAGTAGAGGACGTTGATGTTAATGTTTTAGTTGAACTTGTATTTGTGCTCACAGGTATCGTAACAGCCTGATTCTTTATTTTTAGGGTGTTGACCACGGCATTCCCAAGGTTGGCAGATGATGATATGATTTCGTTTGCGCCTATCTGTGTGGCTGTAACAGTCCCTGCTGTGATTGAGTTGCCATGGATACTGCCTTGCCCAGACCCGACAACAAGCATTCCGTTGTCAAGATCCCAATACGAGCCGCCATCGTTGCTCTCTATCCGGCCTGCCCGGAGCCGTCCGCAATTTTCGGTAATAACCGAAAGTTCGCTTATCGCCCCAAGCTCAGATATCAAAATCCTGGCCGGCACAAACTCAAAAATGGTAGTGGAGTAGCTGCCGGTGAAATAAAGCCTGACTTTTTTTGCAACAAGGCGATTCGGGAATAATGCAATATTTTGGCCGGCATCAAGCTGCCAATAGTTCGTCGCTGCGTCGGCCTGGTCTGTGGCCGAAACAAGCTTACCTTCGGAGTCAAGGCTATGATCGGTTTGGGCTTTTAACCATGTCCATGTCGTTCCATCATCTGAGAAAGCAAAATAAACCTGGCCGTTTGCATCTGATGTGCAGACAGACACCCGGTCAAAGTAGTTTGTAAGGCTGTATGAGTACTCAATGTATTTGTCAGTACCGGCAACGGTATAACTCACGCCTCCTGCGCTTATAAGCCCGTCATACAGCGCGGCCATCGTCTCTGCTGTGTTGCCGTCAGAATCTGACATAGTGATAGATCCAGACACTTCGACGTCAACATTTACACCAGGTATTTTGACCGGTGACCCGGTTGCGGAAAGGCTGCCCGTCCCGGCCCCGAATTCGTCATATGGGATAATCTCAAAATCGTAGTCTGTGCCAAATTCAACGTTGGTATATTGATGTGTGTTGCCAGGGTGATTTATAAAAGCAACTGCCGAACCGTCTACCTCAATTGAATATCCAAGCATGTCATTGTCATCAACAAGCGGCCATGAGACCGATATTCCGCCGCCATACTCAACAATAGTGGGGGTTGATGTTGCAAGTGATGGCAACGGATTCGATGCGGACAAGGACTCATAAGTTTCAGACTCAACGCCCGAAACGTCCAGGGTGTAGACGCGGAAATTTATATTCCGTATCGGTTCACCATTATCATCCCCATTCATCTGAAAAGTATAAGACCATGAAAGGACGGTTTTCCCTTCTGTGTATGCGGTACGGACAAGCGTTAAGCCGTCGTAAACCTCAATTTTATAACCGGCTACATTGGCGTCTCCGGCGGCATCCGCCGTGGTGAATGGAGCGTCATCACTGCCGTCAGGGGTGTATTCTGCGCCGATTGACGCATCCCAAGCAATTTCGCAGTCTTTCCCAGTAAAATAACTCTGCGTTGGGTTATCAACACACCTTAAGTTTGTTGGCGGTTCTGGCGCATTCAGGCCGACATTTAACGTAAAATCGTTGTAATAAACCCATGTAGATTGAGAGGCAACGCCGATGGCCTGGACAGCAAAACTATAATCGCCTGACGTTACGCTTTTATAATCATATGATGTCTTGGCCGTGTCACCGCCATCGAGAGAATACCATCCGCCACCGTCCTTTGATGCGATTATTCTATAATGAGATAAACGGGTATCGGTGCTTTTTTCCCAGGATATCAACATGCCGTATTTGCGGATATTGTGATCACCCTCGGTGTAGGTGTATGTCTGGATGTTTATTCCGGATGGCGGGGACATCGCACCGCTGGATATGGTTGTATCGGGTGGATCATCAACGATAATACCATTCTCTATGATATCCCACTTATTTTCGTCGTATTCCCACCCGGAAACCTCGTAACTACCATCGTCTTTTTCTTCTGCGCCAAGGGCCATAAACTTTCGGATAGCAACAGACGAACTGGACAGCACCCATGGCAATGCCACATTAGGTGCATAGTCCATAGCCGTTTCCCATGTCAGCTCCCTGGTTGTGCCAGGGGTATTTGTCAGGGTCCTTTCAACCGATCCCTCTATATCTGACAACGGGACAATCAGCGTATATGTTACACCTGATTCAATTTCGACATCCCGATCAACCGTTATGGATGTTGTGGTTGATCCAGCGATCCTGCCGGACAAGTTGACATCGGCATAATTAGGATCTTGCACGCCGATAATTTCACCTGGCTCCAAGTCGGCCCATTCTTTTCCACCTATGAACGAAATCGGGTCAGTTTGTATATTGTTCGTTCTGAGGTGGTGCCGCGCCCGGTATATTGCCTCAGCCGCATTGTTGCAGCCGATGGCTGTGATATCAGATGTATTATATCCATACCGTTTGATTTCATCATCGTCCTGGACCGGATATGTCGTCAATCTCCCAAAGTTATCAGGGTCATTATAAGACACGTTGACAACCGTAGTTCGTGCTGATTTTTCAGCACCAGGTCCATATTCAAAAAAACCGTCTTTTACGTTCGCAGGGCACGCAATACGGGTAACGTCCTTTGGCATATCATTGACAAAAGAGACTTCGCCAGATGACCACACAGGGAATCCCATAAAAACAGATGCAAGATTGCTGATTACTTTTAGTGCCTGGCCCCGATCCTGGATTACGCCGTTGAATGAGAACCTTGGCCTTGTGATTGTCTCAGTGGCATATGTCCCGTTAGGCTGCCGGTATCTCCTTGTGTGCTCAATATGTTCATCGGAAAATTGTCCGACTGTATAAAGAAACCACTTGTTTACGTATGATTCTGGCAGGCCGAGGCCATTGGTTTCGTTTGTGATGAGATACCGCAATATCCATGGCGCGCTGTCAGTCCATCCGGTTTCCCATGTTTCACCGTCCCATATTCCGGTATACTCACCGGTCTCAGGGTTAAAATTAGCCGGATACTCAATTTCGTCACAACCGTAAATGTAGAGCGCCCTTGACGGCAGGGTGTCACCAAACAATTTAGAATCGAAAATAAGCCCGAAGAATGCTGTGTTCGGATGACGCATTTTTGCATTTGTGATCTCAGTATAAGAGTACCACTGCATTGTATTTTTTGTCTTTGAGTCTGCCGCATCTGCAGTGATGCGGTAAACCCTTACTACCCATGGTGATACACCATATTGTGCGATATTTTTTATGGTATGCTGATTTCGGTATGTCGATACACATTTCCCAGATAACGTTTTTTCTATAGCGGTCTGCTCTGCACCTGACCCGCCGTCAGGTGTTACCGTTATCCGATAAGCCACTGACGTTGTTTCAAGATCTCCTTTGTCGGTTTGGGTAACCATATACGGCCATTGCAGAGTAATGCGCAAATCATCAATATCACCGTTCACGATGGAATGGGCAATGGGTCCGCCTGATTGAGTAACGTCCACGGACAGCATGTCCGTTTCAATTTCTATCGCACCGTGCCCAGTGATATAGTTTTGATCTGATGTCCCAAGCCGCCCCGCAACGGTGACACCCTGAAAATTTTCAGTGCCATCTTCTGAAACCACAGGTGTTTCGTTCAAAAATAGGGACTTTGCCCACGAATCACCGATGGCAGGACCCTTGATTCTTCCGGAGCAAATAAATTCAAGCAACCGGGCCTGCGTGTTTGATTGCAAGCTATTTTCTGCTTCATAGGGCACATATGTTTTTGATGACGATGATGACGACCCGCCCCGGCCACTTACTTTAAACATCTTCAACCGTCATCCCTGCGGAAACCGTATGGGTCCCGATCCAAGTTTTACCAAAAGCCAATGGGAGAGTTGCCCCCGGGCCAGATGTGTTAACAGGCCCATCGAACAAGTATGACGGCCTTTCGTCCGCAGACTCCCTGGATGAGTAGTCAGACGTAGGCGATTGAAAGAGCATTTGAGCTACGCCGCCAATAGCCATTGCCGCGCCTACATTCATCATTCCGCCGCCAATAGATGCTAATGTGCCTGATGATGCATATGAGACCACAGCCCCAACAACGATAAGGACGACACCTGCTATTGTTTGCAAAACACCATTTTTGCACCCTGCGGCAACAGGCATCAGGTGCCAATCCTCTCCTCCGAATCCAATTTCGAGTTCGCGCTCAGATACATCCTTGCCGCCTAACAAGGCCGCACCGCGCGTGAATTTATATTGACCGCCCCTTTTGATCATAGCCCGGAAGCCACGGAAATTTGCATCCAACGCCTGGACCACATCCCGGCCAGACTGGGCGCAAATGGGGATATTTTTGGGGTCTGTTTTATATTTTTTCCGGAATGCCCTGGCCAGAGATCCATAAAGACTAATCATTCCATCCCTCCTTCCCAGGATCAAACCGGTATGCGGCCCTGAGCGCCTGACGCTGAAACGATACAGGATATCTGGCAGATTGCCGGCCTAAAAAATGGTGTAAGACAAGGCTTTTGTCCTGCATGATGCCGCAATGGTCGAAGTATTTTGTCGTACTTGACAGCCTGTAAAATAGTAGATCCCCGGACATGGCGTCTGAAACTCTTATTTTTCTTATCGGGGCAGACTCAATGTATTCCTCAAAAACGGATTCTCCCCGCTCCCAAAATCCGTATTCTTTAGGAGGGTTGGGACCGGTCCGGCCAAACTCTTTTGTGAAGTAATCGCGAACAAGTGTCCAGCAGTCCCACACGCCGAAAAACCAAGGGCGCCCTAAAAGCGATTCAGCTTGCAGGCAATCGCCAAAAAACACGATCTGGAAAGGAGCACCACCGCGCATATTTATTATGCCATAAGGCACATCAACGGCTTGCTGCTGCGCCATATCTGCATACGAGGCATATCCGCAATCATCGTGGCTATGGATAACCGCCTCGACGTTCCCGGCTGCGTATGCAGCATCAAATGCCGGATCATCAATGACAAATTCGTTTGCCGGATCGTTCGATGTATTCTCAAACCTGACATACTCACAGCTGATCACCGCCCCGCAACACTCCAGCGGGTAAGTTTCCCGGGCGTGTGCAATTGAGGCGTTTATAATGGCTGCCGGAAATATTTCGTGTGTATTCAAAATCATTTTCTGTAAGACCTCCCAAACCTGCCTACGCCTGGCACGGCATCCTTCATTGGCAGTTGATTGTCAGAATTATTCGTTGACGGAAACCGAAGGCTGCAATCGTATCTTGTTTTCCCGCACTTATCAGACGCTGCCGTTACCACTGCGCCGGTATCGTCATAACAATCTATGTCGGTGTACGGGCATGTCACGCCCGTATAATCGAATGAAGATCCATCCCAAGACCGATAAGTGTGCTGACAAAATGGGAGTATCTGCCGACGTGGCAGATACTGGCCCTCCATATCCAAAGGGGATTTTAATTCAAACTGCAAAAACTGCTTGTTGTGTTTTAGTTTCCGGTTGATTTCGTAGATGTCAGGCGGGAACAATGCCGTTGAATTTGCCTCTGGTTCTCCATCCAGGTATTTCTTAAAAGTGCGGTTTCTGGTAAAAAGCCCGGCCACCATGTCCCCCATTGAAACAACCTGCGCATGAAGCGCCAAAGAGATATTTGATATTGACACCGTGGGTCTGGGGAATTTGCCGTCTCCGGTCCATTTCATACCTTTTACTTCAATGGGAAGGGCTTCATACGTGATGCCGTTAAAAACAACCAGGCTGTCACCATTAGGCGCAGGCGTAAGGTAATGCACAGCCCCACCAAACCCGGTAAGGTCCAGAGTGTAAAGACTCACTTCCGGTGATGCCCCAGCGTCAGGCGACTGGATGTCTTCTTTTATTTGACCGTCCATGTTATCCTAAAATATTCACCCGTTTTAGTGTGCAGGTGACTTTCCAATTTACTCCTGTTGATGGGGCCATTTTAATTGTTTTGGCCCTCCAGTATTGCTCAACAGACCTTCCGGGCATAGTCCAAGCCAAAACACTTGCTGTTGATGCTTTGCTGGCCCGTAATATTTCATATAGAGTTGTGGCGTTTTCTAAAGGCAGGAGTCTAAAAGACAAATCCCATTCGTCTATTTCTGTATTTAAGCCATCCTGCGAAACTTGATCATATCCGTCTCCGAACGGAAGTTCGTTAACTCTCAACGATGGATTAAAAGAGCAATTATCTTTTACAAGCTTATATGTTGAGTCTGTGTCCAGCGTTACGGCCATTACGCGATCAATCCCCCATGCCGTTTTTCATCGGCAATGATCCGGCGCACGGCCACATCTATTTGGGTTGCAATGTTTCTGGCCAGCTCCTGGTCATCGTCTGCGTTTCCGGATGATTCGACCGTTATGTTATTGACAACGTTTATAGACGATCCACCGTTTAATTTTGCCTCTACTCCAAGGTTTCCGGTTGGCATCCTGGTTAATGGGAATATTGCCTCTGCACCTGCCTCACCCATGAGCCCGATACCGGAGGCAAACGGGAAAACAGTTGGAGATGATACAATCTGATTTGAGTATGCGGATATTCCACATTGGTTTGACGCAAAAACATTGCCGTGCTCAGATGCAATCCAGTTAGTTATTGCGCCGAACCCTTGGCTAATCCATCCATCATCACCAGTCGCACCACTCACAAACGGCTTTATCAACTCCTGCTGAATAATCATTTCCGTGATCATTTTGCCAAAAGATGTGGCTATACCTTCGAATGTTGTCTCTGACCCCCAGAGCATATCGTTTAGTGTTGATGAATAAGAGTTGGCCCAGCCTGCGAAGGCGTTATCCCAATCCGTGGTCGTTTTCTTTGCCAATTCATCTGACTTTCTATCAATTTCGCTGAAAAACGCCTCAAGGTCAGCATCCACAGCGCTGCCTTTTATATCTTCCTGAGCATTAACCATGGCCCTGCCAAACGTCTCTGCATTTATCGCCCCTGCGCTTAACAATTCATTCAGGCGATCTGTTTCGTCTGCGAGCTGTTCTGTGGGGGTGCGCATGTCAAGCGTTACTTGTGCACCTTCTTTAAACATATCAATGTATTTTTCGGCGGCAATATCTACCTCGTTGAACCAACCTGCCAACTTTGCATCAACGAGGTCGTTAACCTCTTTTTGCATGGCTTTTGTGGTTTCTGATGCGGTACTAATGGCCACGTTTGCGCGAGATGAAGATTGTAGAGATTTGGAATGCTTCGGCTGACCTTGCGCCTTCTTAAGCCAGCTATCCACATAACCAAGCCCTTGATCACTATTTAAAAAATCTACATAACTCTGACCTTCTGCGAGCTGGGATTTTAAAAACCGAGTAAGCAGAGAATCCGGGAATTTATTGTAAGTAGAAACGAGTTTGTCAACGGCCTCGGTGGTGCGTGTTACGGCATTTGATACAAAGTCAAAAGCATCTCCTACTTCATGGACAAATACATCAACGCCCTGACCTATCAGGTCTTTATTTGCCTTTACCCAATCAAGTGTTCCGGTTGACACATTAATTATATGCGGAGAAAGTTCAGCCACCACGCCGTTGAAATTTGATGACAAAACGGTCGTAAGATTTTCAACTTGCTTTTTAGCCTCAACGCTCTGCTTAACCATATCGTCGTCAATGACTACGCCCAGATCATGGGCAGACTGCCGCATGTCGTCCAGTGCCTTGGCCCCGCCCTGGATCATGGAAACAAACTGCTCACCCCCGGTACCGCCGAATAGCTCATCTGCAATGCGGATCTGGGACGCTTTGTCGAGTCCTTCCATGCGGGATATAATGTCCCGTAACAACCCCGGGGTGTCATCAAGCATTCCGTTAAGCTCTTCGGCAGAGTACCCAAGTCGTTTAAACGATTCTTCTGCTGGCCCCTTGCCTGTAACAGCGAACTCATCCCCCCGCAGAGACAATTCTTTTAACCCGTCGGTCAAGGCATCCTGAGTAATCTGATACTGCCCAGCAGCATATGATAGCTCCTGAAAAGATTCTGAGCCAACCCCAGCCATAGTGGACAGCCGGTCAATCTCTGCAACGGCATCCATGGACTGTTTAGCAACCAGGCCAAGCCCGGCAGCTCCAGTAAAACCGGCAATCATGCCGTTAACAGAAAAAAGGCTTTTACCCAAACCGGCTATGCTGGCCTGGACGTTATCAAAGGCCTTACCCGTGATGTCTTTCGCAGCTAAAACAATTTCAAGTCGGCTGTCTGTCATATTCTTTCCCCGGACATTTTACGTTTAAAGTTGTTACGGATATTGGACCGCGCCGCGGCTTGGTGGGCCTGCCAGAATGGAGCAATGATGGGCCGGGCAGCCGTGGTCATGGATTTTGTTGATTTCTTAAGAAAAAAAGGAGTTTGCGAAACATCTTCCCGATCAAACTTAGAGTGCTTTATCAAGTCAGACCCACGCCGAATTAACCATTTTCTTTGGCTTTCAGACACTTCCCGCTCAAAACCATCTTGATGTATCTTGGCAAGATATCTCCATTTCTTAGACGAAATGTTCGATCTTGAGATTCCACGGCCAAGAGGGTTTAAACTTTCGTTTCTGACTTTTGATTGCGAATATTGATTTACCCTGACGCCTTCGTATCCAAGGCCTAAATCAGCATCGTTCCATGTCATCGGTCCAACAAAGCCAACTGCGACGGCGTATGGAGGCCTTGGATTTACAGAATAGCGGACACCTTTTGCCAGGGTGTCAAGCGGTTTGCGGTTTGGCCGCTTCCAATGGTATTTAGAAATATACGATAATTTTTTAAACGGTCTGCCGCCCGGGGAACCTTGCCGGATCTCTTTCTGCAACAAATTTTTAAGGCGGTACCCCTCTGCTCTAAGCGCAGTATTATGCGCTTTTTGCGCAGCTTCGCGTTGTTGCTCAAGCCAACTTGCAACTTTCTTACCACCTTTCAGAGTGAAGGATGCCGCACTATTTGTCGCTTGGTTTGACACTCTCTAAAAATAGCCTTTCCATGAGCATGATTTTAAGTTTGTTTCTCCGGGTGTAATCAATTCCAAGTTCTTCAAAAGCATTCCTGACTTCCGCATAGTCAAGGCCAATGATACCCATGGCCCCGGCCCGCCATTGCGTCTGGACTTCCTGCCATACATGCCAGACACCCTGGTTGATTTCCCAAAGCGGCACCGGGCTGCCATACTCACAATCCCGGCACCGCACTATATCTGTTTTTCGGCACCCGCAGCGCCGGCAGTATTCGATTCGTTTTCTGTCGATCCACCAGGAGAGGTGCCGTTCAAGTTTTTTTCGTCTTCACCTCCGCCGTATGTCTCTGCCAGTAAAGCCTTCCAGACCGTTATAGAGTCTTTTACTGGCCTTCCTTCTAGGAAGTCTCGATCAGATTCAGACAGGGCAAGTTCAAACGCTGCATCCATGGCGCCGTGTGCGTTTTCCAACGGCGGCCGGCAGAAGAAAAAAGAAAATCCATAGTCTTCTAATTCCCGGATCTGTTCCTTTTTAAGCGGGTATACGTCAATCTTATGGCTGTCAATTACAACTGTTTCCATTATACAGCGTGCTCCTCAGTGTTGGTAAGGGTGATTTGTACGGATGTTTCCTCTGTCGCATCCTCATAATAAGCAGAATACGGCAGGGAAATGGCGATGCCTTGCGGACCGTCTATTCCAGGGCTGTTCAGTGAGTATTTAAGTTCCGGCATAAGGATATCCAGAATTGAGCTTGGCCCATCTGCAATCGTCGTTTGCAAGCTTGATTCTGTGCTGTTCACTGCCTTTTCAAGCGATATCGTATTTTCAAACAAGGCGTTAAAATTTCCAGATACGGCCATAACACCGTCAGGAATTGACCCAAGCTCTCCGCCCCCACCGATTACATATTGTGTAGAGTCGCAGTTAATGTTGATTGATGTATCAACCTGGGTCACGTTCGTGGCAGACGATCCACCCTCTTGTATTGCTGCCTGATTATTTTTTAACCGGCTGAATCCAACTGCTGTTGGAGATGCGTCAAAAGACGCTGCCGCAATGGTTTCTTTCGCACCAATGATATCAAAAGACGCCGTAAGCTCTCCATCTCCGCCGACATTCAGCGACATGCCATTGACCTTGCATCCGGTGTACTGAAAATACTTAGCCGTATCCAAGTCAGGAAACTGATGTTCCAATGTCAAAGACGGCCTTTCGTTCCCGGCCTTGAACACATGGACATACGGGCTTGTGCCGGTCGTTGTCGGATCGCCAAACAGGGCTTTCAGCCAGTACCAGAACGCGATGGAGTCCACCGGCACAACCACCTGTCCGGATACCGACGTATTTCCATCAAACGGTTCGACCGGGTTTAAATTCCCCCGGATGGTCGCCGCCGTATTCTGGTTCCGAGATCCCTTAACTGAACTTGAATTAATGGGCATCACAAAGCCAGCAGTTGCCGCCGTCTTGAATGTCGTTTCAAAGCCAAGCAATAACCTTGAAAATGCGCCCGATTGCTGTGCCATTTTTTTATCCTTTACTCAAACGGGTCGTGCCCGATTAATTTTTCCTGGGTTAAACTCAAGGCCATGACGACGGCCACGAGCGGGTATTCGTCCATGGGCATAAACTCTGTTTCAATGTCCTCAAGATGTATATCATTTGGGAGTGCGCCCCGGGCCGCAGCCAAAGCCAATATCCGCATTTCCTCAGCCCGCCGGCTGGCAGTAAACCGGATAACACCATCCATGGTTGTTTCCGTTCTATCATCATGTACGATGCAGGACACCTGGACAACATGCCGCTTTAAAGCGTTTGACTCTCCGGTTGACTTGGCATCAGCAGATACGACAATCAGCGGACAATCATCAGGCCCGGGGTCGTTCCGTGGGTCGCAATTCTCAAAAACGGCATGTTGCCTGTCGTAATGTAAACTTGACCATGCAGCCAGAGCTGAGTCAGACATCAGCCCGGCTGTGACCAGATCAAGCAGCGTATTTACCGACGCCATTGCGTACTCCTCCGCTCACGGATCAAAGGCAAATGCCAGTTTAGGCCATCATGCTTATATCCAGCCCTGCCTTTTTCCTGATCAATTGTCCAAGTGGTACCATCTACAGTGATGGTTTGACGGTACTCCGGAGATGGCACCTGAGTTTTTTTAACCCACGCCTCGGCTGTTGCGCCTGGGCTTCCTGACCCATCGGCGTCAGCGTCTAAAATCAGGGTTATATCAGTATCCTGTACGCCGTTATTATAAACACCGTCAACGGCGAACTCGTCCGTGTTATAAAACACAGCGCCCAGGTCTGTTGCCATATCGTCTCTAAAGCCCGCCACTGCAGACTATCCCTTGAGCCTTACACTAACAGTTGCCGTTGCACCGGACGAAACCGCACCCAGTGCCACTCCGAACTCTGTACCGTTTGCATCATCAATATTGAGCGTTCCGGAATCGTCATAAACGATGTCTCCGACAGCCACGGCGGAATTGCCCGACCCGTCAGCACCGGTTACGGGCAAATCAAACACACCGACCAAGGCACATTCCGCATTTCCGTCGCTGTCCCGGTCAGTCAAACAGACCACAGGGATATTCCCCACAAGAGCATGGTCCCCAGACGTTTTCCCGGATGGCACCGGGAGTTTGATCACATCGCCTTTCTGCACATAATTTGTAGCCATAATATTCTCCTTATGGGTTAATTGGGATTATGCCCCCGGGTTTTTATAAAAGCCGCGATAATCCATGGCGCCAACGCCGATGTCATGGCGAATCTTGTACCCAACCGCATCACGTTCAAACAGGGTCTTCTCTTCGGTGTAAGGCATTTCGTTTCCGTCCAGATAGGCCACCTCTATGGTGTCAATCTGGCTTGGATCTGCAATGAGATACCAGGCTGTTTTTGAATTTGCATCCAGACGCGGGTCAGAGATTGGCGTCAGTTTCCCGCCCCAGGGATTGTATACCCCGGAAGACTTGTTATCATCCGGCAACGCCACTGAGCGAAGCAGGATTTCAACTTCCGTTTCAATATCCACCGGGTGAGCAAGATACGCAGGCATGAGATCCAGGTAAGCCTCACCAGCGGAACCTTTCTGGACACGCATGGCGGCTCGGCCCGCACTCAGCGTTGTTGAGGAAACTCCACCGCCGCTCGCCGCCAGATTGTTATGATCTTCATGGAACAGATCCTTACCGTCTTTCATGGCGGGGTTGCTCGTGATTTTTCCCCATACCAAATCAGATTCTTTGCGCCTGGCAGCCGACCCCATGAGCTGTGGCAGGCGGGTAAAGGCACGAAGGTCGTCATTAACGATCATCTGCCGTGTCAGGTAGATCATTTTGCCGTAGGAAGCCACAGAGTAACTTTCCTGATTATCGCTCATGGACCCCTCTTTATATTCTCCGTTTTCGCCAATGAGGTCCAGGGACGGCGCCTCGCTCAAAGATACGCCGTATATGGTTTTAAAGTCAGACGCACCCACAATATTTACAATGGGCCGCCATGTGGCCGGTGAATCCAGGTAGGCCTTATGCAGGGTCTTGTTGGACACGTCCAGAAAAATGCTTGTGAAATCATCCGTGGTAAACCCTCCTCCCTGTCCGGACCGACGCAGGATTTCCCGGGCAACCTGGTCGCGGGTTGAAAAGGCATCCGGGTTTATACCATTGCGCTCCAGACACTTCCGGGCAATGAACTCAATGGACGCCGCACGGAAGGTTTCATGGCCCGCCGCCGGTTTTTCTGCCCTGAAGTTACAGCGGAAGGACAGGCCGTCCACCACGGCTGCCCTAAATTTTTCGCCGTCTGTTTCGCCCATGGAAATACTGCCGGAACCCATCGGCGGGTTACTTTTTTCCATCTCCGCAAAAATGTCTGCACGGGCCTGCTCAACTGTATTTCCGCCGTCAATCAGGGCCTGGGCAAATTCATCATTCAGACCTGCCAACCGGCAACTTTTCTTGATTTCTGCCGCCCGGTGGCGTTCTTCAACTGCGGCTTTCTTGGCAGCCGCGTCAAGGTCTTCCATGCTGAATGAAGGGTCTGACGGGGTTGCACCGGGATGGCCACCCGACGGTTTATCTGCCAATGCCTTTTTCAAGGTTTTCAATTCTTCAGGATCGGCGATGTCGTCTAAATTGATGCCTGCCAGAAATTGCTTGGCCTGATCCTCAGTGGCATCCTTTGACATCCCAAGCCTTTCCAAAAGGGCTCTTAATTTTGGATCCATTTTATTCTCCTTTTTTGGCTGGGCTGCTCCCTGCCTTATTGATGTTGGAGTGTTATTAAAAACGGACAGATCAAACCTTGCGGATGGATCATCCGCAGGCATCTCTCCGGTAATTTCGTTTGCAAATCCGGCAGACACGGCCTCTTCAGGCGTGTACCAGGTCTCTTCTTTCATCAAATCCCGCAGCTGGCTTTTTTCAAGTCCTGTTTTTTCCGCATAAGCCGTGGCAAACACGTCGCTGATTTGGTCAAGCAGGTCCGCCTCTTTTCTAAAATCGTCCGCATCCCCGGACATCATAGACCAGGGGTTGTGGATCATCATAAAAGAGGCTTTGGACATCTTGATGGTATCCCCGGCCATGGCGATCAAGGAACCGCTGGACGCTGCCAGACCTGTGACGATTACGTTGACAGTGGCCTTGTGATCGCAAAGCATGTTGTAAATTGCCATGCCCTCGAACACGTCTCCGCCCGGGGTGTTGAGATATACGTTTATGGTAGAGGCACCTTTAGGTATCCGGTATAAAAGATCCTGTGCCTCTATAAACGGCCATCCGATCACGTCAAACAGATGGACGTCAACAGTTTCACCCGTTGCCGCAACCCTTACATCCGTTGCCTTGCCAAGTTTTGAGCTCCTCAATTTTGCCAGCCGGGCTTTCTGCCGGTCCAGGTCTTTGTCCGGCGCTTTAATTTCAGCCCGGATCCGACCTATTCTTTTTTTATTCATACGTTTTGTCCTTCCGGATATGTCGCGTCAAACCCGTCCTTTTTCTCACGTTCCCTGTCCGCCTGAATTTCGTCGTAATCAACGCCACGCTCCATGCATAATTTATGTCTGGACGTGATACCGTTCGCCAAATCTTGTGCTGCGGCCTTACTGTCTTTCAACGGCTCTACCCAAGGCCATCCTGGCATCTGCCATGATACCGGTATTGTTTCCGGCACCGTCGGAACTGTTTTTGATAAATAATTCATCTGCCACAACCTCACCCATCCCGGCGCATGAAACCGGCTACTTAGAATTATCTGCTGGACCATGTAACCCCTACGCTCCTCAAGGGACGCGGATCTTGCAGAGGAATAACTGGCGTCTGTGTAATCGTTAGAATACGCCTCATAACTCACGCCGACACCTGTAGACGCTCCCCTCAGGCTGGTTTTTGTGTAAGGTTCATAGGTTTGGCCTGGACGGTCAGAGTTTGGGGATTCAATGGTCATACCCGGCGGCAGGGTTAGTATTCGTCCAGGCTCCATATACCTTGGTATGCTATCAACAGTTAACGGGTCGCTCCCCGTGAACGGGTTGAAAGTCCCCAGTTGTTCAGGGTATGGGGTTGTAACGTATAAACCCATGGCCGCAGCCAAGCGTTTGGCAATACGTTCCCCGCTTTGGTACTCATAGAAATCTCGCATTTCCATAACAATGGAAGCCAGCCAGGACACGCCACGGTTTTGGGAAATCCTGTCCCTGACAAAAATATGGTCAACAACGGATGCAGGATAAAACTTTGAATCACCAATACCAAGCCAGCCGCTGTCTCCTGGATGCTCCGGAAACAACCAATATCCTTCAACATGGCCTCCGGAATCATACTGGATGCCTTGTTTGATTCTTCGGCCAGGGGTATCGCTATTTTTTGATGTGTCCAGGTGGTCGCATTCCAGCAGCTCAATGCCAAGCGGAATAATTCCTTCATCCATGAAAGATGAGTCAAAATAATAATGGACAAACAGTTCTCCGTCTGACCATAAATGCCGAAGCACAAGGTTTTCCATTTCATGGAATCGAACCTTTTCAGCCCAACGTCTTCGGGCTGCTTCAGCTTCATTATTCTGGTTTTTTGATAGATTGCCATCCGGAAGGGTTAAATTTGCCTGGGGTTTGATACCTCTGAACACGACGTTGTTGCATATTTTACGGACGGCGCCTGATACATGCGATGAGTCCCTGATCAAAGACCGCCCACGCCCACGCATGAGTTTATGGTCTGTCTTAATGATTTCATCTGCGGATTTGTTGCCGGGCCGCCACGCTTGATTTGGCCCGCTGGTAGATGCTGCAGCATAGGACGCAAGGGCTTGACGCCGCCGCATATATGCCATGGCAGTAGCCGGTGCAAACAAACCAATCATAGCCGCCCACCCACGGGTCCATGTCTGATTTATGCTACCCAAGGTGCCCTCCGAAGACAGGGTTAGACCCGGCAATTGATCCGTTAAGATCGTACATTGCAATACGCTGTTCCAGATCTTTAATGGAGCGCTGGAGGTCTGCATATGGAACACGTGACAGGGTTCTACTCCCGTGCCCATAACTCTGGGCGTTCAATACCCTGGACCGGGCCGCCTTGAGTTCCGCAAGTTCTTCTTTTAATTCAGCCAATGTCGGCACAAT